ATGTTCGAACAACGCGTAAATTCTGACGTACTGACCGTTTCTACCGTTAACTCTCAGGATCAGGTAACTCAAAAGCCCCTGCGTGACTCGGTTAAACAGGCACTGAAGAACTATTTTGCTCAACTGAACGGTCAGGATGTGAATGACCTGTATGAGCTGGTACTGGCTGAAGTTGAACAGCCCCTGTTGGACATGGTGATGCAATACACCCGTGGTAACCAGACCCGCGCTGCTCTGATGATGGGCATCAACCGCGGTACGCTGCGTAAAAAACTGAAAAAATACGGCATGAACTGATACCAATCAGTTAAATGCTTGTTTAAAAAGGCGCTCTTCGGCATGGGGAAGCGCCTTTTTTATTAGTGTTTATACATATGTTTATACACGTTGGCTCGCACAAATAAAAAAGCACCAGAACATAGTCCAGTGCTTTGATTGGTTGGGTTCATCACCTTGGCCTTTCCGGCTTTCTCCATTGATACGGTTCGGCATCCATCCTTTGCCGGTGGCGTTCTTTCGCAGCCAAGCAAGTGGCAACGCGATTACGCACCATAAGACGATCTCGCCCGTTAAGCTCATACCCCTGCAATTTTGCTGCACTGATAATGGCAGACTCCAAAGCTTCTCTTTTTAACATGCAGCACCTCAGCTAATAGTGTGGCCCCCGGTTGAGGGCCATAACATTGTCAGTGGACTACTTTCCAGTTTTTCATCTGCATAGAGATCGCCTGAATCGCAGTCTGAATGATAAGCTCAGGAGACAGACCGGTTAGCGCTGACTGCCGTTCGGCCTCTTTCTGCGTACTTTCTGCCAGAATTTTTGCCCCTTCAATTTTCATCGCGTGGGCAATATGACCCGGCATCATCTCGTAAAATAAACTTTCAAGTTCTGTCATCTTCATCACCCTATTTTTCTGCCTGAATTAGTTTTCGTCATCAGAGCCTTGTGCAAATCACCCTGACCAGTAATTACTGAATTGACCGCCTTTTGATACCCCATCTTGGCACCGTCAGCGGCCGCTTTCTTCATCATGGCTATCTGAGCATCAGAAGGATCGCCATTAACGTTAAAATTAAATTCCTGGGAAATCTGATTACCAGAAGTGGATTGCTGGGCGACACGGTTAAGGGTCGCATCCAGTTTCGCGCTGGTATTCGCCGTGACTACGCGTTCGCCCTTCTGGAGAAGCCATGTTCCGGTTTCTGGAACAGCATCAATACCATCATGAGCCATACCCACGGCCGCAATGTTCGACACAATACCGGCTGTAGAAGCGGCTACGCTGGCCATCGCTGCAAGGTTGTACGGGAAAGGGTTTGCAGCCGCCATCGCGATCCCCTGCTGGATAGCGATAACAGACTGAGCAATAGCCGCGGCTTTCTGAACTGCAAACGCGGCTTTGTATACTCCTGATTGCTCACCAAAAGCTGTACGGGTCAAATCCACCATAGAACCAAGCCCATCGACAACACTGCTCAACATCAGCTGATTACGGGCTTCATCGAGCTTATTCATTTCATCCTGGTGTTTTTTCTTCAGCTCCAGCTCTCTGGCGTCCCACTCCTCATTAAGATCAGAACGTGCCTGGCGGTTCTGTTCCAGCAAATCGAGCTGGTTCTGATACCATTTTTCCTGCTCTTTCTGTGCGTCATCAACTTTTTTCAACTCTCCAGACTCACCGCCAAACATCGGATCAAGACCACTAAATTTAGGCGCGTCGGAAAATGACGCTTTCGATATGGCCTTGGCGGCTTTTTTATATTCTTCAGGGCTGATACCCGTAATACCTTGAATATTTTTTAATACTTCAAAACGCTCTTTCGTCGTTTTAAGTAATTTTTCTTCTGGAGTTAATAACTCATCCTGCAAATCTCGAAATTTTGACAACGCGTTATATTTATCAACTTCTGAGGCCAAGCCCTCAAGCCTGATTTGCTGTTCTTTATTTATCCCAACCAGACGACCAGATACTAAATTGAAATGTAGTTTTTCTACTTCAGTGGCGTCTTTGGTTTTCCCGGTTAGCTGATCCACCAGCGCAATTTGCTTTAAATATGACTGTTCTACGGCTTTATAGGCACTTTCAAGTTTTTTTGCCTCAGCATCAGGCTTTTGAGTTTGTTTCTGATTGCTCTGCCCGGGGAGCAGGTTATTATTTATTGGCAACTCAGAGTTTGAAGATGGTTTAGTTATTACCCCTAAATCTGATTGAAGCGTATCTGCTATTGCTCCTAATCTCTGATTTTTTTCAAACTCGTACCAGCCACCCGCCTTAAACCTGTCAGGCACTTCAAATATATGGCTGAGAAAATTAGCAGATTCAGAACTTAGCTTACCCATCCAGCCAACAAGTTCCGCCATCCCTCCGACCAGCTTTGCCAGACCTGACAGAACAGCAGGATCGGTAAACACATCCCGGATATCATCAAGTCCATCCTGAATCGGTGAGAGGTCTACTTTAGCCAGGCCACTGGCAATCTCGATCTTTAACCCCTGTGCACTGCTCTCAATATCCTGGAAAAACTGATTAACCTTAACCAGGTTATCAATATCCTCCTGGGGCGGAGCGACACCAAAATCTTTTGACAGCTGGATAAACTGCTTCAGCTTCTCGTTATTGTTGTCGAACAACGGCAGCATTTTTGACAGGTCATTCCCCAGGCTTTCGAGGATATTAGTTTTCCCGGCCTGAGAGGGGATTTTTTGCAATGCCGAGCTGATAGCCAGTAACTGCTTATCAGGGGATTGCTGGGCCAGTTTCTCAGCTGAAAGCCCGAGAGTATCCAGAGCCTGAGCAGCCTCACCTGACTTGTTCAGGACAGCATCGCCGACTTTATCGTTAATATCCTTGAAGATGTCAGCAATATTATCCCCGGTCAACCCTGCTTTCTCAGCAGCAAACTGCCATGAAAGCAAATCCTGAGTAGACATTTTTAGCGATTTAGCCCAGCGATCAGTTTCAGTGATCTGCTCTGAGGTATTTTTTACCAGTGCAATACCAGCGGCACTAACACCGATAGCCGCCGCTGCTGCGGCTGTGCCAACGGCAGCAAGGGCTGAACCCACGGCTGCGGCATCTTTTTTAACGTTATCCCGCCATTTTTGTGATGAACGTTCGGCTTTATCCATACCCTGGACAAAACCGCCGGTTCTGGCGATCAGGTCAATGGTGAGAGTGCCTAATGATTTACCTGCCATAATCTTTCTCCTTACACCCCGTCAAAATGACTGAGGCGATCTTTGTGGCTTTCGCTCATATCAAATGCAAAATCCTCATGCTCAGCCTGGAATGTGCCGAACGCCATTAACGCAGCCACTGCCGGATCAATCTTGTTGGAGGATTTCTTCTTGTTGGGCTTGATATTGGCGTTGGCGTCGGACTCCATCACCACGTTACCAATCGCCCAGGCCAGTACCGGATCGCCGCGATGGCGCACCACCTTGCGGTTAACGAACACTTCAAACGATTTCGCTACCGGGCTGAATTTAAGATAGGTTTGCTGGAACGGCTCTACCTCAAGGCCCGCCCCCTGTAGTTGGGTACGCAGATGCGTGGCGTTCCACGTATCGAAGCCCACCAGACGGATATTGAATGTTTCGGCATCGCGCAGAATATCGTCGCGGATGCGGTCATAATCGATGCAGTCGCCGGGAGTGGTACGAATCCAGCCTGCTTTCACCCACTGGCGGTAAATGGCGCGGTTTTTGTTGGCGACGTTAAGCAGCTGCGCTTCCGGCAGATAATGACGGGTAAGGAGTCTGATCTCCCTGTCGAACGGGAACGCATAGCTTACGCTGGTGATATCGCTGGTTGAGGATAAGTCCAGACCTGCATAACATTCCATTCCGGCCAGCTCGCTTTCTTCATAGTCGAGTTTGCAGGCGTCCCAGGCCCCCGCGCCCATCCACGGCGTGGAGCCCTGACACCAGATATTGAAACGCTTGGTCAGCATCTCCACCCACTGCGACGGTATGCCCCGCGCTTTCTGGATGGTGGACTCCAGTTTCACCGCGTCAACGGACACATGCAGGTTAGGGTTAGCCTTGATCCACATTTCAGGCTGTTCAACCTCGCTTTCGTCGTCCAGCTCGTAGATCAGGACAAACAGCGAATCGTTGCTCTCTTCCCCGGCCAGAATCTGGCAGCAGTAGTCATAATGCTGCTTACAGGCGGATACAACGTTACTCCCGGCTGTCGTGATGGCGAACAAAATCGCCTCAGGACGTGCGCCCATACCCAACTCCAGCGCGGAATAAACGCCGTTATCCGGGTGAAGGTGGTACTCATCAACAATCGCCAGGCTGGGGTTAGTCCCCTCAATGGTGGCTGCTTTCGCCGCCAGCGGCTTTAACAGGCTGTTGCTCTTCGGGAAAATCATTTTATGAGCCTGAATATTCACACGCTTTTTCAGCGGCTTTGATAGCAGGCACATCTGGCGGGCATCGTCGAACACAATACGGGCCTGATCCCGGCTCACCGCCGCCGTATAGATATCCTGCTGGCCCTGCTCCATCACCAGAAACCAGTTAGCCAGCATCGCGGCTACGGTGGATTTAGCATTCTTACGCGGCACCTCGATAAAGGCGCTGCTGTACTTCCTGCGCCCCGTAGCACTGACCTTAAAGCCCAGCAGGTTAGCAAAGGCGAACTGCTGCCACGGCTCCAGCATGATAGGCTGACCGCGCAACGGCCCTTTGACGTGAGGACAAAGCCGGGAGAACGCAATAAACCGCTCTACGGTCGCTGTATCGAACACGTAACGGGGGTCATTCAGGTCTGAAAAGTACCTTTCGACGGCCTGTTTTACCCGCTTACAGGCCGGAATTTCGCCCGATTTTATGGCGATGGCGTAATCATTCCATGCGGTCAAGTTCGTCTTCCTCTTCAGTTTCAGGCGGGTTGCGGCGACGGCTTACCGGATCAAAGCCCAGCAGAGACGACATTTTTATGAGAATTTTTTCGGCATCAGCCTTTGCGCTCAGGGCCGGGTTGCGACTCTCACCACCCTGGCTGTTCACAATGCTGAATCCCCGCGCGGCAAGGTCCTCCACGGCTTTGCGGTACATCGAGTAGTTGACGCAATAAAGCTCAAGGTTGTTCCAGTCGGCAGGCGTCAGATCACCGCGTTCCGCCAGTTGCTTCGCCTTTGCTTTCCACTGCTGCGCCGCGATTTCATCAAGGTAAGCGGGCGGTTTGGGTGGTCTTGCCATAACTTACTGTTTTCCTTTTCGTTTTATTTTCAAAAAAATCACCGTGCGAAAAAATTTGAGGGGGCGGGTGGTGCCTGGCGCCCTCGTGTTCGTCCTGAAAACCTCCCCCACCCCATCGGTGCGGCCTGTCAGCGGTTGCGGAAGCATTCCCGCAACTCCCGGTCACGCTCACTCATGCGCTGCACAGGCTGGCTCTTATCGCGGCGGCTGCGGGTCTGCATGAAGCCATCACGGCATCGGGCCAGCGACTGATACAGATTCACCACATCTTTCTCATTCATGATCAACCTCATACATCCAGTTATTGCGCTGTGCTGCCCGTTCTTCCTGCTCGCGGTACATCCCCGCTTTGCGGTTGGCTTTGGTGGTAGGGTCTTGCTGTGTGGTCTTCTGGTTATGATGCGTCTGGCATAACGGCTGGTGATTCCACTCAGGCCAGAACAGAACATCATCACCGCCGTCGATAGGGATGATGTGATCGACAATCTTTGCAGGAACGAAGAGGCCCAACTTCTGGCAATCAACGCACAGCGGATAGCGCTTAAGGTACTGAGCGCGATACTTCTCCCATGCTGCTGAGTAACCACGGGCGCGACGGTGGCCGCGTCTGGCATCCTGCGCCCGCCACACTTCCCGCTTATGCTCATCGCATTTACCAGACTTCACACGCTTGTTGCATCCCGGCTCAGTGCAACGGCGTAAGGGTTGCCACGGCATCAGTACACCCCCACATCACGATAGACAGACCACAGCGCGGAGACAGCAAGAGGAACCTCTTTCGCCTCCACATCGCTAATCATCGTGCGGTACTCGTACAACTGAGAGACGTACATCAGACAACCGATTTTGATAGCCGGGGTAAGCTCCAGCCCACTATCAAACCGCTTGCCGATATGTTTCTGGCAAACCTCCAGAGCCGCATCGATGTAAGCCTGAATGAGCAAATCTTCATCATCGCCATCAATACGGCAGTGAAGTTTTGCTTCAGCAAGTTCAATAGTTTCAGCCACTGGTCAGCCCTCCGGTGCACATAATTTCAAGGCGGGTACGATCTGCATCAGGCAGAACAGCTTTGATGTCGTAGATGGTTACAGGCATTCCTTTTTCTGTGCAGGTCAGTCTGTTTTTGGTGGTAACGCCTTTGCGATAGCGAATCCAGATTCTGACTGTCATCTCTGATTGTTCAGCCTGGGCGGCTACAAGCTCCCGCCCGCTTACGCTGTCTATCTCTCCCCAAACGGTGACAACATCGCGCCATTCTTTAGTGACAGAACCCGTGTTCGGGTCCTGGTGACTGACGAACTGCTGAATAGTGACGCGGCGTTTCATCTTTCCTGCTCTCATTCGTCACCGTCCTTATTGCCCTTACTCACCTTAACTTCCTGCTTCCATGCCTGGCTGAACTCATCACCACCTTCACGCGGAGGCATCCCCTCGCGTTCGCGGGCCTCATTCGGGTTCATAATCCCGTTCTTGATGCCGCGCTCATAGGTTGCGTAGCGTTCGGTAGGAGTAGCGCGGAGAAGGTCAGCAGAATCAAACTCCACCTGATAGCGAATACCCGGCACAGGAGAAGCCACCAGCAGCGCGGATTTAATCTGCTGCTCGAAGTTCGCCAGCCACGGGCGCATAGTCATGGTGAGAAAAGCGCGGCTTGCCTCGCTGAAGTTGCTGTAGGTGCTGTTGCTGTATTCCTGCAGGAAGATGGGCGACACGTTGAACATGCGGGCAATATCTTCAATGGTGAAACGGCGGGAGGCCAGCCACTCGGCATCCTGATTGCTCATGCCAAGCTGTTTGTAGTCCATCCCCCCTTCAAGGATCGGCGTTTTCCCGGCATTCCTTGCACCTTTGTAGCGCTCCAGCGCATCCATTGCCTGTTTGCCCTTCACGCTGTCCAGCCATTCTTTAGCCGTAATGACGCCTGCAGCCATCATCCCATCTTTCATAATGCTGGCACCGTGGCGCTGTTGGGCCAGACCTAACCCCAGCGCCTCCCGGCAGATGGTGATCGGCGAGCGTCCCAAAAAACCGTCATCGGTGGAGTAACGCAGGTGCAGAATCTCTTCCTGCAAATAGGTACGCACAGCCCCGGTAAACGGCTCGGTGATGGTGTATTTGTACTTATGCTCGCCGATACGCTCAGGAACAACCGCACCCGGCGCATACGGATGCAGGGATTGCGGCTGGCCGTCACGGCCCCACTGGATCACCGCATAGGCGTTACCATTCAGCAGGCAATGACGCATCATCGTGCGCTTGAACTGGTAAGGCGTCTGACAGTCGTTCGGTTGCTCGTTAAGGAGAAAATCCACCGGGTGATTGCTTAGCCACTCCCGCGCTTCTCGGCCGTTATCGTTGCGCACGCGGTAGAGGTAGCAGGGCATTGTTGCCACTGCCTCGCTGATAACTGATATGGCGTTCATGACCGCCGGCAGAGATTCCGCAGTACCGGCAGACACATATTCGCCTGATCCGGTATTTGGAATCCCTGCCATCGCCAGAAACTCATCAATCGTCATGCTGCGCTGTTCGGGTGGGTCAGACTTGCGGCCAAAAGGCCAGATATTCCACATATCACAGCCCCGCTAAATCAGCCCAACGCCGACGATTATCACCAGCACGGCGCAGTTCAGGATGTTGGGAGAACAGAGAACGGTGCGCAATTTCCACGCCGGACTCAGGGTAAGCAGGCATAGAAGTAACGGTGATCTCCCGCAGCTCGGCAGCGGTAACAGTGCGCAGGTATGGAGACTGAGCAATATCCCACGCCTCTTTCAGCGCCCGGAAACCAAAGCTCATGCCGGAGATATCCCCGCGCTCCACCAGCTCCAGCACATCGTTGCCAAGCTGGGTATTCGGCGGGGTCAGCTCGAAGCGCAGCCCGGTATCATCTTCTGACAGCACCAGCGTGCCGGATTTAGTGCGGCCCAGCAGCTGGGTATAGTTATGCTCATACAACGCCCGCACATCGCTACCGGATGCCAGGCTGTCTTTAAACGCCCCCGGCGCGAATTGCTCGCGGAACTCATCCCAGATAACTTCTGACAGACTGTTCCAGCGCACGGCATAGCCCACCAGCTTTTTGTTGCTGGCGCTCACTTCGGAGGTACGGATTTCAAAATCGATTGTTTTCATTACTGGACTCCACAGAGGGCAAAAAGGGGCCGCAGCCCCTTAAACGTCAAATCAGGAACCGGAGCCGGAAAGCTCAAGCACCTTGATGGCGTTGGAGTCCACCACGCCGCCGCCCAGGTATTTATCGGTATGCACCTTGTAGAAACCCGGTTCGGTGATGTTGTCAGGGCGGGTACGCACGCCAGTGGTGTGATCCACGATGAAATAGCCGCGCTTGAAGTCGCCTACCGCGAGGAATGCTTTACCTGCCTCCGCATCCGGCATGGTTTCCAGATACTGAACAGGACGGCCCAGCAGCGTATCGGGAGAACCGGCAACCAGACGATCGCGCCAGATGTAATCCCCGTTGCCGTTTTTCAGCTTTTGCAGTTTGGCGGCGGTGTTGGAGTTCATCACCCATACGGCGTTTTTGCGGTATTTGGCTTTCAGCTTATACAGCAGGTCGATCAGGCCATCAGAGGAAACGTCAGCCGCTTCCATCTTCTCCAGCGTACCGAACGGACGGGTTTTGTCGGCAGTGGCCGCGCGAGGGTAAGACAGGAAGCCTTTGGATTTTTTATCACCGTCGCCGTTCACAAAGTCGCTTTCTTCGGTCGCGGTGAAGGTGTCGGCAATTTCAGAAGACAGCCAGCCCAGAATATCCACCTCGGAGAAGTCGAGAATCTCCTGGGTAGTTTTCGGGTAGGCGTAGATCGGGTTGAGTTTGATATCAACGCGCTCTATCTTCGGCGTGCTGGTCTCGGTGCGTGTTTCACCTTCAGTGCCACGATTCACCGTTGCACCGCCCACAGATACCAGTTTTTGATATTCGTTGGTTTTGGTGGTCTTAACCGTGGCGATGGAGCGCATCACGCTGTCATCCTGCAACTGGCTCATGATCTCTTTGTCCAGCTCAGGGATAACGGTATAGCCGCCATCAGCCTGCACCAGCGTGGAGAGAGAACGGGTATCACCTGTCATGATGTAGTGGCGCAGCTCGTCGTTGCTTACTGGCTCACCTTCAACGGAAGTACCAGGCAGATTGCGCTGATCGTCGGCGACGGCTTCTAGACGGGTGATTTCAACTTCAAGCGCATCAGCCTGGGCGCGGAGTTCATCGAACTTTTTGCCCTCTTCTTCGTTCAGGCTGCGCTTTTCGGTGTCGGCTTTGTCCAGCATGGAACGCATCTGTGTTTTGAGTGCGGCTTTCTGCTGGCGTAATTCGAGTAGTTTCTTCATGGAGTGGTTTCCGTAACAATTAACGTTGAGACGTGAAACCAGCGCTTGGAGGGGAGGCCGTTAAATCTTTTTCTGCCTCTCGCAGGCTGTACTCGCTACAGCTTGACTTAACGGCCAGTGGCGGCTCACGTCTGAGTGCCACTCTTCAAGATATACATGAAAAATATAAAGAAAACCCCCACGAAAGACGGGGGTAAGAATGAGTAAACATGAGTACAAATAATTTACAAAAATATTAGCTTTTAATATTCCACGGTGCGTGTTCCATGATTGATCCCAGGTATTCCAGGCTGGAAGTGATCCTGCGTTGCTCAATAAGCCTCAATGCTTCAAGTGCGTGAGAAGGGCTTATCCCTGCATCAATAATTGCCTTCAGGTCACGTTTCAGGTTTTCCAGTTCGATTTTATTCACACTCATTTATTTCTCCTGAGCTATAAAATTAAAAAATATACGTTTAAGTGTTCACCTGTTCACCTTTGATAATTTATTAATTAAATTCATATAGTTACAGGGTGAATACTATTCTTTCAGGTGTTCACTAGTGTTCACCCAACCCTTCACCTCAAACTGAGGAAAAGATAAAACAGGGTGAACAGGTGAATACTTGGTGAACACTTCATAAAAAAGTGTTCACCCATTAACATATTGTTATTTAATGATTTTTATACATGGTGAACAGTGGTGAACACTTATCCCATTACTTTTAATTTTCCCCGCCTTTATTCTTTTGTTGTATCGGTACACATTGGCATCCAGTCTTCTGAATCATCATGCAGGGTGACGTTCGATCTTATGCCATTTTTAGTTTTGCGCTTCTGGTACTCCTTGCCATATTCAGCCATTGCGCCTGGCATATCCGTACCGAACCGCATTAACGATACAGGCTTGCTAAGACCATTGGCCCGCATGTAAGCCAGATAAGCGTGATACAGATAACGGCGCGGGCTGAATGGCACGATCTCGGCATTACCAATCAGCATTCCATCACAAACCACCGAAGCCATCAGGTATCCGCAAAAGTCCACCAGTGAATCCCCTTCACGTTTGATGGCCAGCGCTTCTTCTGATTTCTGCTGCTCATGCAAAAGCTGTTTGGCTTCGTTCTGGCTGGAAAAGCGCACAAGCAGATGCCGGATGATTACCGCAAGCTCTCCTTCAATCTTCTCGGCCAGCATCGGATCGCGTTCGTTTTCCGGCACTACTTCGGTGAAGTTGAAAATCACCCGTCGCCTTGAAATACCGCCGCTGCGGTCACTGAACGTCATAGCATTGTTATTGACGGCCAGCACCACCGCCTGGATACGGGTTGAATATGGCGCTTTGTGTTTTGGGTCGATAGCCACCTTATCCCCGCCAGTGATAGCTTTAATCCCTGCGCCGTCGCCAGCGTACCGGGTCATATCCGGCATGATAATCAGCGAATAGCCAACTACCAGCGCCCTTTCCCTTGGATTCTCCAGCGCCGCCATGCTCGCCGATACCGTATTGGCCTTGCCCGCCAGCATCGTGCAGATCTCAGCCATGACACTTTTACCACTTCCGCCCGGCCCCGTTACCTCAAGAAACAGCTGCCAGTCGTACCGGTTCGCCAGCACCATGAACAGAGCAGACAGTACGCGGTCTGCTTTTCTGTCATTATCCGCCACAGAGCGGCGGAGCCATTTCCAGAAGTTCGGCGCATGGGTTGCCAGAGTCTCTCCTTCTGCTGGTTCGCTGAATGGCAATTCGCTCGCAACGATAAGCCAGTCCTTTTTATCATGCGGTCGAAATTGGCCTAACCGGGTATCAAAAACCCCGTTGCTGAAACCAATAAGATTTCGGGCTGTATTACCCATCACTGGCAGACCCAGCTTCATTGTATCGACAGCGGATTTAATCGCGTTCTGCGAATAGGCGACTTCGGCATCAATAAAAATTTGCGCCATTTCCCGCTGTAGCTCTTTATCCGAAAGCGGAACCCACACCACGCCGTTGTAATGATGAACCGTGTCGGAATCAGCATGGATCGCCAGATTACCATCGTAATGAGCAAGCAGAACTTCCCCGCGCTGGCTGGCTCCCATCTGGTTAAGCGCTGGCGTAGCGCTACCCCTCGTAGTCACCATTAGGGGCTCGTCTTCCAAACGCTTCATTAATGGCGTCCAGTCCTCTTTCTCACCTTTTTCGTTGATAAACTCAGCATTGGTAACGCCAGCCTCACACAGCTTATTTGCAATCATGCTGATTTGGTTTTGCTCGATAAGTCCGGCCTGACAGACGCGGGCAAATCGACGCCCTTTATCAACAATGCGCAGATGGGGTAATTCCGCCAGTTGGGTATGATCAAGAACAACCGGCGGCACCTCATCACCATGCTCATCTTTACCTTTCTGGTAATCCTGAGCTGCTTTCCATGCTCCCGTGCCAGCAAAGATGATGGCCTCCTCCATTTTGTCGCGTGGGAGGGTTTTCACGTTAGGCGCGTTTTTCACTGTAAGCCTCCCGCGCTTTCACCAGCTCGCCGATAGATTTATGCAGCAGCGACATAATTGCCCCGACACGGCAGGCTTCTTCACGGTGTTCTTCACCGTCGGGAATGCTGTCAATCCACATGCTCAGTACAGACATTGCGCACTCACTTTCTGAAAGGGCATTTTCAGCGTGCATCAGGACTTCAAAAGGAACCTGTCTCATTTTGTCTCTCCCATGTGCAGCTCGGCGATTAATGCCCGGTGAATTTCCTGATTAAGGTCACATGCCAGTGAGATATGGTTCAGCAGGGTTTCCGAACACTCAGCACAGGCTTTTTCCAAAATGGTTTCGAAAAGTGAAGCGGCTAGCGCTGATTTATATTCAGCCAGGACTAAGCTGATTGGCTCACGCATAGCGCACCTCCATAATCTGAAATGCATGGAACGGCAGGCGGGCAGCGAAAATGAGGTGTACGCCAGGCATGGTGTCTCGGGCTTCCTGCTCACTGGATGCGTTGACGTAGATCACCAATGGTTTGGTGGTAGGGTAGCGCTCAGAGGTGGAGAGAAATCTCCATGTAAATTCCGGGCGAGTTTGGGTAGACTGATTGTCAGCCAT